ATTGTCTCCTGCATTCACACGAGTGTTGTCTACTCTATCTCGAGCAACATTAATATTGCCTCTGAATTGCAAATTGTTGTCAAACACTAATTTATGCCTGTAAGAACCCTTACAAAACAAATATCCATGTTTGAGATAGTTAAACAAATTAATACCTGAATTTGAACTATCCAACAATCTGTTGTCTCCAGCTAAAGGAACTGTAAGTGAGTCCAAAGTACCTGCATTATTTTGAATGCGTGGAAGAGTATCTGGTGTGTCAATAGGATACATTTTAAATTCTAAGGATTTTGTTCCACCGGAAGCAGTGGAAATATTATGAACACCTGTGAGCTCCTCGCGCTTTAAGTACTGGCGAAAAGATACAATCTTTTCACCAAAATGATAACTAGATGCATTAGTATGATCTGTTTTGACTTTGTTAATAAGAACACGAGGACCAGTTCTAAAGTTAGTTCCCTCTTTTCGTTGTTCTGCGTAATCTTGAAAAGTATTTCTATTAACCTTGGATTCAGCAGTAACTACGTCACGATTAAATCTAGGTCTGTTTGGTTCAGCTAGTTCTAAATCATCACTAAAAGCGTAAACATTAATATCTACTTCACCTGCTCCGGCTTGAACCGTAGGAGAAGTAAGATTAGTTAATGGTTTCACATAGATAAATCCAGTGACCTGTCTTTCGTTATATGGTGTGGTAGTATCTTTGTAAGTCAATGGAACTGCTGCATCTTCACCAACTCTCTTGTATAGAGTATCACCGATATAACCAATATCAATCGTCACGTCACGTTCCTTTTCAATATCCATAACATAAAGATATTGTTGATTTAGCTTATTTGTTTTAGCTGAGCCTGAGTTATCGCCAATAATTAATTGTTGGTCAACTACATTGGGTTCGTAAACAACTATGAATTTTCCTCTATGAAATTGACTAGCTATGACTTCGAAACGAAATGAAATGGTCCCTCGCCAATGTCTGAAAGGGAGAGCTGCAAACGCCATAGCAGTAGGAGCCAGATATTGACCTCCAACTCCACCATATATCATAGGACTAATGGGGAAAACTCCTAAAATTGTCGTTCTAGGTACATCTGAGGTGTCCCAAGTAAGAGTTTCAAAATAGGATTCTCTACTTGTTATATAATTAATGGCCATCGGATCGATACTTTCTTCTCCTCCCATAGGTTGAATAGTGACTTCTTGTTTTGGATCCATTGATAACTTCATAGAAGTATCTTTACCAGAACCCCAAGCCATGTTAGTGGTAGCTATAGGTTTAAATAGAGCTATAGGATCGATATTTACAGGTTTAGAAAAACCAAAAACTTTTGCAACTTTTGCAACACCAGAACTAACCATATTTGTAGCTCTGGCTACAGGACCTATAATTGGCAAGTCTTGAACTTTACTAGAAATGTTGGCTACTGCAGATGCTATTTGAGTAACAGGACCTTCATCGGCATATTCATCTGGAACAACGCCACTAACTGCATTTTTGATAGAATTTACAGTGGAATTAGACTTTACTGCTTCTCTAGCATCATTAACCATAGGATTATTAACTGCCATCTGCTGCATTTGTGGCATATATGGTTGAAAATATTGCATATAAGGATTAAAATAAGGAACACCACTCTCAGCAGCAATATCAATATCAGTAGATGTAGGAGGGCCTAATGTAACATTGGCACACATTGCATAAATTTGAAATTGGATATTAGTAGAAAAATCTGCATTTACAACTTTAAGAGCATTTAGTGGAGAAAAATACAATGTACTGATGTCTGCTAATTCATCAAACTCTGTAGATGAAGCAATAACTGTATTGGGAGTAGCATTATGCAATCTTGCAGCTTGCTTTGGATAGATAAAAGGAATGTCCATCTCATATGAATTATCAGTTCCATACTTAAGAACCACCCTCTCAGGAGACTGAGATAGATAGCAATTTAAAGCCTTTCTAGATTCCACACTACCAATTATACCATTACCATCATCAAATGACTTCAAGGTATTATTTGCATCAGCATATGGTTGATTCGAGACTAACATAGCTCCATAATGCTGTCTTGTACTATTAAAAACAATCCTAATCTTTAAATCACCTCGAAAAAGTGAGTAGTGAGACAATTTTGCTCTGACAGTTTGATCAAGAGACCATAAACTATATGGTTTAATCCTAAACGTGGCGTTCGAACTTGGTGTAATAGTAAAACTACTTATCAAAATAGGTCTTTCAAAAAATTTCTCTAATGAAAGATGGGTTTCTACACCGGCATGGGCCAAAGGTCTTTCCTGAACATTGCCTGCATTGTCAAACTCTTCATTAGTAGACATATTAATATCATCAATCACTTTAGGTGAATTAATGTTATTATTCTTTGGTTCACCTGATTCTGCACGAAAAGAAACGTCTTTTCTTCGTTGTTTAACTAAATCAGTTACGCGAAGCATATGAGCCTCTCTCCATGTTTTTATTTGACGTTCTAGCAAAAACAAATCAGCGTCAGAGGACAAAGAATATTCAGATTCCAACATTCTAATTTGAAGAAGAATATCCTCAATCGATGTATTTATAATATTTAACAACAGAGCAACATCGACATAGTAATGTTTACTATAATACTCTGTGTCTATTAAATGTTCGTATGTAGCAACTCTTTAAATTCTGTATACAACTGAGTTAAGCTCGTATACATATATACCCATATTTCTGTCTATTCCGGCACTACGCCAGACGGCACTGAAAATATGATAGTAAGGTTAAATAACCCTCCGCTTATATAAATTACCTGTATACAAAATAAATATGGTATAATAATTTTTCTATTTGTACAGTAAATTCATTTACACAAGTCTTTCCTAAAGTAGGAAAACTTTTAAAAACTACTTATTTTCCTTATAATAATGTAATAAATAATCATAAACTGGAAAATAAGATTCTAAATCTTCTTGAGTGAAAGGAGTAATTTTAGTTAAATATTTAAGAAATTTTTCTCGTATTTTTGAAAATTCATCTCTGTCACTCCAAAAGAAAAGTTCTCGATAAACTGAACCTGAACTCTCAACCAATTGTGTATCTAAAGATACAACTTTACTAGTCAAAGTCCATGTTAAAGTTTTACATAAACTTTCCTTTTCTAAAACCGCAACAAACCTACCTAAGTCTTTGTGAATTACGAAGTTTCTTTTCAAAAAAGAAATTTCAGATGGATGTCCAAAAGGTTTAGTGTGTTGAGTTTTATCAGGGGTAGTAAATTTCATGCCATAAACTTCTCTGCAGAATTTACTATATGTAATATTATTAAACCCCTCTTTAATCTCATCAGATATCGATCCAACGAGATCGTCACCATATATATGAAACCTAGTTAATTCAAAAAATTGACCAATCGTAAATTTACTTGAAACATGATATGGTGAGCCCTCACCTACTTCTGTATAAGTAGTAGCAAAAAAATAAAGCAATAGAAATAGTCCTCTTAAAGAATTATCTTCTGCTGTAGCATATTTTCCTGAGGGTTGGAAGCCTGGTACTTGAAACATATTCCCTTCCATACATAATATAGGAAATAAATTATCAGTTAATAATCCAGAAACAACTTTCAATGAGTAGTCATTATAACCTTTGTTTTTTAAAAAATTATAGATAACAGTATTTACTGAAAGACCTATGTCAACTGGCATATTAGTATCATAACCTCCATAATCACCCATAAAAATGTTCTTAGAAAAACTTGTTATATCCTTGAACATCCAATGAGCTCTGTCTGAATGCATATTAATGCCTATACTCGCCCTAAACAATTCGAAATTGCTCGGTATTAAGGTGTAAAAGGGCATCAAATACATTCTATTAACCAGTGTAACGTCGTAACCCGACATGGCAAATACTCTTGTACTGCCATTCTGACATTTGGCAAATGATCGGGGTTCATCCTTAAGCTGTGCACCTAACAAAGTGTTAGATGTTTCTCCTTCTTGATAGGATGAAATTATCTCGCACACTTGCTCTCTTATTTCAGAATTAGGGTAATATTCATCACCCTTATTTTCACTCCAGTTCCTTTTGGAACCTGAATATAAGAGCCCGCCTGACGTTGACATTTTCATAGATCGATAATAAAAATTTTCAGAATAACCATTTTGTGCAATATCTAAAGACACTGGACTTAAGTTTCCTGAAATACCTT